TGGTCAGTTGAGAAGTTCAAAGGACTTCTGTTCCAGATAGAAAGAGATGCTAATAGAATCGCACAGAGAACACGTCGCGGAAAGGGTAACATTATCCTTTGCTCTGCAGACGTTGCTTCTGCACTAACAATGGCTGGTGTACTTGACTATACACCTGCTCTTAATGCTAACCTTAGTGTTGATGATACTGGTAACACATTTGCTGGTACTATCCAAGGTAAGTACAGAGTATACATTGACCCATATTCTGCTAACTTAGCAGCTAACAACAGTGGTCTTGCTCAAGGCAGCAACCAGTACTATGTTGTTGGTTACAAAGGTGGTTCACCTTATGATGCTGGTCTGTTCTATTGCCCTTACGTTCCACTACAGATGGTTCGTGCAGTGGGTGAGGACACCTTCCAGCCCAAGATTGGCTTTAAGACAAGATATGGTCTTGTTGCAAACCCATTTGCTGAAGGTACTACCCAAGGAGTTGGTGCTCTTACTTCTAACAGCAACCGCTACTACAGAAGAGTTGCAGTTAAGAACATCATGTAAGCTAGATGCTTATATTTCTCAAAGACCTCCTCTTGCAGGGGGTCTTTTTTTATCTAAATATTTAAAAAGCATATTATAATGACTGCATCAGGTTTTAGAAATCAAGTAAAGAATAAGAACTTCTTAAACCCTACTGGTTTTAGGTTTATATTAAATCGTGCTCCTAAAGTAGTATTCTTTTCCAACCAAGCAAATATTCCAGGATTAAATTTAGGAACTGCTGAACAAGCAACATATCTAACTGATATTCCTCAACCAGGTGATAAATTACAATTTCAAGATTTAAGATTAAGATTCTTAGTTGATGAAGATTTGGAAAACTATCTAGAGATACAACATTGGTTAAGAGGACTTGGTTTCCCAGATAGTTTAAAAGAGATATATGATTGGCAAAGTAGTAATCCAAATGCACCCAGAGGAGAATTAAACTATACTTGTGATGGAACATTGAACGTTCTTTCTAGTTCTAATACACCTAACTTTAAAGTTAAATTTTTAGATATGTTTCCTGTATCATTGTCAGATCTAGACTTTGATGCTACTGATTCTGATATAGACTACTTGACAGCAGATGTTACTTTCAAGTATACTATATACAACATCACTGATTTGGATGATAATATTTTATGAGTATTGATCTTGAATCTATTCAAGAGATGTGGGAGAAAGATGCACAGATAGACAGAGATAATCTACATGAGGAATCTTTAAATATTCCCTCTCTACATGCAAAGTATTTTGAATTGTATAATACTATATTTCTTTTAAGAAAGAAAGCAGAACAGCAGCGTAAAAATATTCGCCATGAACGTTATGAATATTTTTCTGGGAAAGCAGATCCTGATGTTTATAAAGATAATCCTTTTCCAAAGAAGATAAGGGATAAGGATACCTTGCAGAAATATCTTGATGCTGATGAGAAACTTTCCAATTCAAATTTGAAGATTGATTATTATGATACCATGCTTGTCTACATTGAAAGCATTTTAAAAGTAATTCAGAATAGGACATATCAGATAAAAAATGCAATAGAGTATATGAGATTTACTTCTGGATTAGGATAAATGAAATTAGCAATAGTTGGAGCTGGAAATGCTGCATGTATAACTGCATTATCATATCATCTTCATGGACAAATTAGATCTGATAAAATTAAAGAAATTGAAATTTATTATGATCCTAATATTCCTATAGAAAGAGTAGGACAAGGATCTGTGCCTTTAATTGCTTATATTGTATCGCAAGTATTGGGTGTAAATTATTATGATAAAGATAATTTAATTAAAGCAACTGTTAAGAATGGTGCTTTATATGAAAATTGGGGAAAGAATACTTCTAAACATATGCATCCATTTTTAATGAATGATATGTCTATTCATTATTCTCCTCATTTATTATCTAAAGCAGTATTAGAAAGTGGATTATTTAAAGTAGTAGAAAAAAACATAGATAACCCAGAATCACAAATAGATTCTGATTTTATTTTTGATTGTAGAGGAAGAAATAATAGGGATAAAAAATTATATAGGGAACTTATTAATCCATTAAATGCAGTTATCCTTTCTAATAAAAAAGGTAAAGATCCTGATTTACTCTATACTAAATCAGTAGCCACTCCTAATGGTTGGACATTTATTATTCCCAATCATGATAGTGTATCCTATGGTTATCTTTACAATCAGAATATAACATCTAAAGAATTTGCAGAGAAAGACTTTATTGAAAGGTTTGATGTAGTACCTGATGGGTATTTAAATTTTGAAAATTATATAGCTAAAGATATGTTTGTTGGAGAAAGGACTATATTGAATGGTAATAAATTATCGTTTCTAGAACCATTAGAAGCTACTGCTACTGCTTTTTATGATACAGTAGCTGGTTTTGCTTGGAGCATTATTGCAGATTCTGAATTATCTAAGAAAAAAATATGTAATGATTTAGTACAACGTGAAATGAATAAAATTCAAAATTTTGTTTTGTGGCATTATGCTATAGGATCTGCATATGATACTCCCTTTTGGGATTATGCTCAAAAATTATCTGCTAATACTTTTAAGAATGATGAAGAATTTAATAAAGTATTGGAATATTCTAGAAATCATAGTAGATGTGAATTGTGGGATCATGAATATAGTTATTCTCAATGGCACGTAAATAGTATTAAAAATTGGGATATGGTTAAGTAGTATGGATAAGAAATTTATATTAACTGATATACTTCCAAAAGAACAAAGAGAAAAATTAATAGAAGATTGTAAACCTTATCTTAAAAAAATTGATGATGATCATCCAGCTTATCAATCAGATGCTCCAATTCGTAATTATCCTCCATTTTTTAATATTCATAGTATAGTAGATAATCTAGCTTCTAAATTTCTTCAAATAGATTTGATACCAGAGAAATCATGGTTTATTATGACTCAAGGTAATGATAATCAATATTTAATGCATAATCATCCAGTAGATTATGTAGCTGTATATTATATGAATTCTCATTCTTCTTTTGTTAATGGAACTGAATTTGAAATAGATGGATTTATAGAAGCTCCTGAAAATAGTATGTTATTATTTCCTGGTCATTTAAATCATACTCCCCCTAAGTTTGAAGCTAATTTTGAAAGATATTCAATGTCATTCAACTGGAATTTTAAAGACTAAATAATATCGATTGAGACTATTGTAATGGAATTTAAGATAAATAAACCACCTCAATATGGATGGTTAGAGGGAGTACTAGAGCCAGAACATGTTGATTTTTTGTGGAAGCAAATAAAAGATCATAAAAATAAAGATCATAAAGGTAGATTAATAGGGAATGTAAGTGAGAGTTATGCTTTAGAAGATAAAGGTAATTATTTTCAAAATGAAGTAGTTCGTCCTTTAGCAAGTGCATACTTTCAAATGAGTGGGAATAAACATCCCATGAGAAGTTATCATGAAAGATTAACTGAATACTCATTAGATTTAAGTACTTTTTGGTTTAATAATCAATTGAAAGGTGAATTCAATCCATATCATGATCATGGGGGAGTTTATTCTTTTGTTGTTTGGTTAAAAATTCCATATGATCATGAAGAAGAAAAAAAATTACCTCAATTCAAAGGAACAAAGGAGGAAGATATAAAAGCAGGATGTTTTGAATTTGAATATTATGATCTTTTTGGAAGAATTAGCGAATATAAATTTAATCTAAATCCTACATATGAAAATATGATTGTATTTTTTCCATCAATGTTTAGACATACTGTTTATCCTTTTTTCACTTCAGATGAAACTAGAGTTTCTGTATCTGGCAACCTTTGGTTAAATACTCAAAATGTAATAGATTAAAATTGCTTTTATAATCATGACTAAAACAGCAAATGTAATAATAAAAAAATCTAATGAAGTATATCTTAAAGTAAATGCAGAACCTCATATTGAGTATGAGTTAAGAGATCACTTTACTTTTGAGGTAGAGGGTGCTAAATTCATGCCTCAATATAGAAGTAAACAATGGAATGGAGAAATACATTTATTTGATTTAAGATCAAAGAAAATTTATGTTGGTCTTTTAGATAAGATAGTATCCTTCTGTGATAGGCATGGATATACTTATAAATTTGAAGATAATGAATACTATGGATTACCTTTTGAAATAAATTCATCCATATCAAAAGAAGGAGTAAAGGATTATATAAAATCTATTACTAAATTTAAACCAAGAGATTATCAATTAGAAGGTGTATCTGATTGTTTGAAGCATAATAGGAGATTATTAGTCAGTCCTACTGCATCAGGCAAATCTTTAATGATATATTCCTTGGTAAGATATTATGTACATAAAGGACAGAAGATTCTTTTAGTTGTTCCTACTACTTCTCTGGTAGAACAAATGTATAAGGACTTTATAGAGTATGGATGGGATGCTAAAAATCATTGTCATAGAATTTATTCTGGTAGGGAAGTAACTAATACTAACGAAGTAACTATTACTACTTGGCAATCTGTATTTAGAATGGAGAAATCATTCTTTAAAGATTATAATGTTATTATAGGAGATGAAGCTCATCTTTTTAAGAGTAAATCATTAGTCAATATAATGACTAAGTTAGAACATGCTAAGTATAGATTTGGATTTACTGGAACTTTAGATGGTACACAGACTCATAAATGGGTGTTAGAGGGGTTGTTTGGACCATCATACAAGGTAACTAAAACAGAAGAATTAATGAGAGAAGGACATCTATCTCAGTTAGATATTCAATGTTTAGTTCTTAAACATCCTGCTAAGAAATTTGAAACATATGAGGATGAGATACAATATTTAATTACTCATGAACAAAGAAATAAATTTATTACTAATCTAGCATTGGATCTTAAAGGCAATACTCTTATCTTATACAGTAGAGTAGAAACTCATGGAGCAATACTTTATGAACAGATAAATAATACTAAGAACATTGATCGTAAAGCATTCTTTGTTCATGGTGGAGTTGGTGCTAATCAAAGAGAATCAATTAGGGAGATTACAGAAAATGAAACTAATGCAATTATTGTTGCCAGTTATGGCACTTTCAGTACTGGGATTAACATTAAGCGGTTGCACAACGTCATCTTCGCCAGTCCCTCCAAGTCCAGAATTAGAAATCTCCAATCAATTGGAAGAGTTCTCAGAAAAGGTAAAGATAAAGTAAAAGCAACTTTATATGATATTGGGGATGATTGTACATATAATTCTAAAAAAAATTATACACTTAATCACTTAATTGAAAGAATTAAAATTTACAATGATGAGAATTTTAATTATGAAATAATCACTATACAAATAAAAAAATGATAGAAGAAGATTTTTATGCCACAATAAAATTTAAATCAGGTGAAGAAATATTTTCTAGAGTATCTTGTTCTGAGGAAGAAGATAGAACGTTTTTACTATTAGATAATCCTGTTACTATTGAAAAAGTTAGAAACAAGGGAAGTATATATGGATATAAATTTGAACCTTGGTTGAAAACTAGTAAAGAAGATTTATTAATTATTAATTTAGAAGATGTTTTAACGTTAGTAGAATCTAAAGATGTAGAAACTATTGCTATGCATAAAACTTTTTCTCATCATCAAAATCAATACTATGATAATAAACAAAAAAAGTTAAATAGGAAGATGGGATATATATCTACTATAAATGAAGCTAAAGCATCATTAGAGAAACTCTTTAAAGATAACTAACGAGTCTCCCCCCATCAAACCCAACAGAGTCAGTCTACTATTATTTTGATACCTTGTCAACTATTGCGTTGGATGCTATAATTAATACATAATAGAGAGTAAAGATATGAGTCCTGCAAGAATTATGGCTAAAAGAAAAAGATC